CAATAATATCGTCGCATTTCCTCATGATTTCAGTTTGCTCATCACTGAATTCATGCCGGAACTGAAACAAAGCACCGCGACAAAGGCCGAGAGCGAAACATAACAATGATATTTTTTCTTGGTCTGTCATATTAAAATTAATCCTATTTCAACTGATTTCAATACCATCAATTAGTCTGCAACTTTTTAGGAATTTCTTTGCATAAAGAATATCCGAAGTACTCATTAAAAGTCTGCTGCTTTTATTTCCATATTGGTCTTGGCTTAATTCATAAACTCTAAATTCTGTTTCTCTTTCTATGTTTAATGATCCGTAATCGGGAAAAGATCCTGACTTATCTTTTTCTACTTCAATTAATACAAATCTGCTCATGATGCACCTTAACTATATTAAACTTGTAACAAAAACTTTTAGTAATGGTGGCTCTCTACATCGCGGGGCACATGCTGGTCGTCAGTGGAGGTACCCTCTTGATACGATGGCTGCATGTGGTCGGCTCGCCCTATTTGCGCCGGGCATCGAGAGCCATAAACTGGTGGCCAGTGTGACGATTCCCCTTTTGAAGAAAAGCCGGTCACTTTACCTGGCCATAAACTAATGCCTATAGACACCGCGTTTAAGTTGGCGCCTATAGGTGTCAATTGGTGGAAGTCGGCACGAATTGCACGTGCTCCAGTTTTGCTGAACAGCATCAACATTATTCCCAGGTTTATTAGGGTGCTGTGCCGGTATCCACTGGGGAGAAGGCTCAGCTACGTTGCTTCCGCGTGTCACTGTCCACGCCGCGACTTCCATTAATTTTTAACAAAATGATTTTTTATAAAATTCTATCAATTGATCTTTTGTTCTATAAAAACTTCCTTTGACCGTGTCGGGGTAAACGCGCTCGAAATAATCTTTATTTCGCTCATCTTCAATAATCCTAGCGCTGATATATTCATCTTCTAATGAAACCGCATTCCAAATATCCTCTATAGCTTTATACTGTCCTGCATCTTGATCAGATAAAATTGCGTCTTCTTTCCACATAAAATTATCTTTTTTAACTCTATAAAATTTCGTCATTTTTACCTCCTATAATTTGGAGCGCAAGCCCCACGCGAGAGTTTACGCGCGTATATTTTCTCGCAGGCTTGCGCATTGACTTACTCTACAACTTCCCAATCTTCCGCAAGCGCATCGTTGTTTGAGATAGACCATACGCCGCAAGTACCATCAGCCGCTTTTAAATCAATATGAGGACGATACTTAATTTTTGTTCCCATTTCGTAAACTGCATTTAATGGTGCACGATTTACCTCAAACTCTGAACCATGGACAAGATAGACAAACATTCCTTTGCCATTCCAGTTTGTACGAGTGAGCTTTTTGCCTTGCTTGATTAGCTCTAATGCTTGACTAAAATTCATAAATACTCCTAAGTTAAAATTGTTAAACCGTTATCTCATCAATCACCGTAAACTTTGCTTTGTTTTTTTCTACTTGTATATTAAAGGCTTCTTTCTTCAATTTAGCTTTGGCTTCCTCTAAAAGAGTAAAGCAATCATTTTCGCAATCTCCTACATTAGAAACATCGTCTCTCCAAATGTGAAAATTAAACCAATCTTTAAAAAAATCTTTTTTTCCCTGCACTATGTACTTCCCATCACCGCGCTGTATTATTCGTAGTTTCATTGCTTGCAGTTTCCTTAAATTTTTAACGACCTTGGCATAAGAAATTTAGATAAGTATTGCTTACTGTAAATAAGCAAAGAGCTATTATCCAAATTAAGCCGCATATAATTATTTTTCTTTTAGAGTCCAGGCTACCCAAGCAATACCCAAATATTCCGCTCATCATCCAGAAAGATAAAGTATTTATTAAATGCATCACTCATTCCTCAGCGTCACGGTGCCTTTGAATAATTTAAATTTATCTTTATCCCAGCAATCAGAAAAACGTCTTTCAGCTAAGTTTAGACCCGAAAAATTATAATGAAATGTTCCATGGCCAAGTGCTATTATTAATGTGCCTTCTTCACTTATCACTAAACACGGATAATCCCACTCGTTTTCTTCTTCATCATTAGTTACTGTTACAATCATTTTCACCACTTTTTATACAGGCTCTTAAACGTAAACGTCTCTATTTAATGTTCCACATAGAACTTTGCTAAAAATATTTTTCTACATAGTCCACAATTTTCTTAATCTGTTTTTTTCGTATCAAGTCATTAGCGCTTTTTCCCTTGAATTCAAGGCGCTGACACTCAAACCATTCGATAACTTTATTCATGTCGTTGCCATATGCTTTTAAAATTTTCACGTATGCGTCATGCAGTGTCACGGCCTATTCCCCTCAAGCGCTGATTTAATTGCACTAATCAATTTTTCTTCTCTTCCTAAAGCTAACATGTCAACAGGTGATATCTTTCCAAGCATCGGATTTGGAGTGGCAAACCAAATCAGCGTTTGTTTCATATCGCCATGAAAGAAGGTTAGGATTTCGTCGAAAACTTCGTGTAAATTCATAAAATCTCTCTTATCATCAATTCAACCTTTCCACCCTCAAACTTTTCGCATTTTTCGATATAAAGCTGATGCACATGAAAATCATCTTCAATTACACCAGCGTGCGTTAAGCTATCTAAAATTGCTTTTGCAATGTTATCCGCATCTCTCCGTCTTTTATCCGGCGGAAACATTTTTATCTCTAAGCGCACTTTGCTTTTTTCGAATTTCGCTTTGTTAAACGTAATCGCCCAAACTTGTTTTCGATATTCGCGCACTTGCTTAGCAAGATACATCTTGCCTTGCTTGGTTGTTCTCCAAACGCGATTAACACTGGGAGGATAGGGCAAAGTAACGCTCAATTCTTTCACTTAGAATCCTTAACCAATCGACACCAATGCTTGCACTTTGTACAAACGTAATACGATCTATTTTCCGTCTCAATTACCTTCACTTCCGCTTTGCAACAGTTACTCATTTCAATTCCTTAACTTTTTATCCGTAATTAATAATCATGAAATTTATTTTACTTTTGCTCTTCCATCCATTCTTTCAAAAGCGGCGATACCACTGCGCCTCGTTTTTCATTTCGGGTGAATTTAAAATTATTTTGTCTATAAAGATTGATAAAGATTTTGGGTGTTTCAGAAATCAACACGGGTCTTTTTGAAATTTCGGCGCACTTTATTAGGAAATCTTGAAGCTCAGGAAATTTCCTTTCATTTGTGCAAAAAAATCTAGCCGCGGATCTTATTGTTTCATCATCAATGTTTTTTAAATTTGATTCCCACATTTTTTGAAAGGAGTAAAAATTATTTTTTAATGACAACTTTAATTCATTCAAAACACTAAGAGCGCAAATTTCGTATATAAAAAATACAATTTCAGATTTTTTTAGATTCTTTTTTTCTTCACAATAACAATCACACATAAAACTTTCCTCAATAATCAATTTCTACCCGTAAAATTTCGTTATAGTAACTACATATCATTTTGCTAATACCCTACAGGCTCTCACACACTTTAAATTCAACCACGAGCTTTATTTTCCTTTTTTCTCCATCCACTCTTTCAGTAGTGGAGAAGGTTGTGGCGCGCGCTTTTGTTTATCTGATCGATTTAGTACTTCGGTAGACCATGGCAACTTCACATAACCGGTGCTTTTGTACGCATCTTCTTTTTCGTTCGCATGTTCAACTTTGTTTTTCATTTCATGTTGATGATGCTCAAACGGGGTCATGTAGTTTCTTGTCATCGCCTTTCTCCTTACTAATTACTTACTAGATTAGTCTCAGTCGTTTTTTCTTTTTCTCTTACTAAATCTCTTATTCTAGTATCACCGGCATATTGTGCCGGTAATATTTTAATCAATTTCATGCATTTCTAGACCGGACGTTTTGTCCTCCTAGGGATTTGTTATCGGACGTTTCCGACATCTCCATTCATCCCTTACCAAAATTTTTAATCGCATTTTTTGCCATTTGGAATTTTTTAGTTTTTCGGAATAATTCATGTAGCCCCTCGACGCATTTTTTTTGTCAATTCACGAATTGAATTTCTAGCAGTTTCAGCAACTATTTTTTGCGCCTGTTTTTGCTCTTGATCACAAGGCGTGAACTCACCATGTGGTGAGTGAGTTCGCGCGCGCGCATCTTCTTTTTTATCTTCCCTTTTCTTCTTTGGGTGCAGATTTTGCACCCTTCCCGATGCAAATTTTGCACCCTTCCCTGGAAAATTTTGCACCCTTGTGGATAACTTAGGGTGCAGATTTTGCACCCTTTCGATTTGTTTAGAGTGCAGATCTTGCACCCTTCTCAAGTCATTTTCAGTAACCTTTTCCATCTTTAAATTTTGCATAAATGAGGAGCCATCTTCTCCTATGATTTTCATAAAATCTAATACATAAATAGGGGGGTCTTTTTGTCCATTTCCGCCATCATAAACTCGACGGACATATCCTTTATCAATAAGAAATTGCATGTTGTATTGCATAGCGCGACGTGATAAATGGCATTTCTTGGCGAGCTCATCTATGCTGTACCAACAATAACCTTTCTTATCTATGCAAGACTCAAGCACAAATAAAATATTCTGTTGCGAAGCAGTCATATCTCTATCTTCTAGGTCTCTGATCGCCCAAGACAATGCATTGGACATAAACTTCCTTATCTTTTAACTTATTTACTGCTCAATAACCCACCTTAACCCACCTTGACTCACCTTAACCTGAACGTTTTCTGTATTTATCATTTAAAGCTATTTCCCTAACATTACTTAATACTTCCTTAACATAATTGTTCTAAAATAAGTCAATTATTAATAAAAACTATAATCATTATTCAGAACGAGGGTATATGTCAGGATTTAATTTATATCTTGGAATGCCAGTGATCTTTTCCAGCATTAACACTTTGCGCGGAGGGATGATGCCCTTTTTCAACCATTTAAAAATTGTAGGTTGAGCCACTCCGCATTCTTTTGCTAGAGCGGTTTGACTGCCAAAAATGAGAATAGCCTCTTTTACTGGATTGTATTTATTAGTTTTCATGGGGCTAATTTATACCTTAAACGTATAAATATCAATATCTTTTATTTATTTGTATGATTATACCCAATAGGCATATAGTTGATGGTTATGAAAAAGCTAAAATATTTTGAAAAAGCATTGATTTGCAGAGAGGCGCTTGGACTTAGTCAGAGTCAATTGTGTAAAATTATTAATGTTCTTCAACCTGTTTATTCTCGTTTCGAAAGCGGCCAAGTAAAGACCCCTGCCTATATTGATAGATTATTGAACCTTTTTAAGACCAATAAGGGATGGATTTATGATGATATTGGGCCGCCACCTGAATATTGGCCATATAGCAATAACCAAAAGAAAATTACCTCTTGGGACGACTTATATCAAATTGATATTAAGTGCTGCGAGAATCGCTTTTCATTGCCTGTTAAAGACCATGCCATGGAAGACCATCTAAATCCTGCTCGATCTTTTTTTGAAAATCAGCGAATTGAAGTTGACCCTAAAATGTCACCCAGAAATGGCGTTTTTGTTATAGCTAAATTAAAAAATAATAAAATTGTTTTACGTAAGTATATTGAAGAAGAACAAAAATTAATTGCTTTCAATAAAAATTACGAACCCATTTCTTTTGATGAAATCGCCGAAATTTACGGCGTAGTAACGCAACGCTTTGAAAAGTTTGTGGAAAATTGATGCAACCATAAACAAATTTTGAGAATAACTAATAAAAATACTTTTGCTATAATAAATAAAGAGATTAAAGCATGTCATTTAAAATAATTAAAAAAATCATTTGCTTGTTAACTGAATTATTTATAGGAAAACCTTTTATGCCAAGTTTGACAGCGGTATTCGAAAAAGCTGAAGAAGGCGGTTATATGTGCTGGATAGAAGAAATGCCAGGGGTTATAAGCGAAGGTGAAACTATTCAGGAAGCGAAGAGAAACTTAATAGAAGCTCTTGAGTTGATGATGGATCACCTAAGAGAAGAGGCAGAAAAAGATCTAAAATATAGAAATGCAGAATATCAAAAAGAAACTATAGAATTTTTCCCACCAAATATTGCTGCTTCTCGATAAAATGAAATTAATTGATCTAGAAAGACACCTAAAAAATCATGGCTGTTCTTTTAAAAGAGAAGGTGGAAGCCATACCCTCTGGCAAAATAAGAACGGAAAATGCACGACTATTCCTCGTCATAATGAAATTAAAAATCCGACCGCCAGGAATATTTGTAAAGAATTAGAAATCCCGATGCCCTTAAAAAAATAATCCTGAAATAGAATAATCACGCAACGCCTTGAAAAGTTTGTGGAAAATTAAACTTCACTTATTTTTTTTGTTTGTTATAATTAAATTTAGAGGATGATTAAAATATGAAAATGCCTAAATTTAAAAAAATGTTTTCTAAAAAAACAAAAAAAGCCCCTACTATTGCCTCAAAAAAACAAGTTGAGAAATTAGCAAAAAAAGGACTTCAAGAATATAGCAATGTAATTGCTGAACTAGCAAAAAGATAAAAGTGATAATTCTTAATTCTGATTTAATTCAAACAATTCACGATTTAATCCTAAAAAACGAGCGTGGACTTTCAGGAAATGTCAGAGATATTTCTGGTATGGTTTCCAGAATTGATCAACATATTTACTATAGTGATATTAATGATATTTTTGAAGTTGGCGCCCTTTATGTTGAAGCAATAGCGCAAGGCCATGTTTTTAATGATGCAAACAAAAGAACAGCTTTTTTATCTTTATTTGTTTTCTTGCAATTAAATGAATACCATCTAACTCTAAAATATGATGATGCCGTGGAAACGATGGTAAAAATTGCTAAAAAAGAACTTACTAGAGAAGAAATAGAAGACTGGATTAAAAAACACTCATTTAAAAATTGGATTAAAGAAATTTTTGATTTATTCAAAAAATAACCCCGCGAGCGGGTTTTATTATTAAATACAATTTGGTATATAGCTGCTATAGTTCGCGAAGTATAGCTTTTCTCTATAAGGAGGGGGAAATGGCAGTAATTGGCAAAATCGATAAAGAAAAACTAATTCTTGAAATTGATAATGGCGACCTCACCAAACTTGAAGAAGTAATAAAAAAATGGAATTTCAAAGATTATCAAAGCTTTATGAGATTTGTTGTTAGTGTAATGCTATTAAATGAAGATGAATTTTTATCAATAAAAATTGATGGTATTCGTCAAGACATCAAGCCCGCATCTCATTCCACAAAAGAAGCATAAGAATGCCACCTGAAGATAATTATGATGCTCGTGCAGAAATTCAAGAATTACATGCCAATTTTCACCAACCTGACAAATTTGCAAAAACATTTATTGAAGCCGCTAGAACTCAAAAATCCATTGATAAAGAATTAAGAAAAATAATTAAAAATTTAATCAAAACTGATCAAGACACTATTGACACAATAAAATCATTTCAAAGACAAGTAGATAAAGAAGATTGGAGATTTTTTATTAAAAAAATTGGTCTTATTGGGCTTGGATTCATATCTTTGGGTACTTCAACAATCGCGGTTTTAATTATTCAAATTTTAACAAAAAAATTCCTGGGAATTCATATAGCTTAAAAATAACCCCGCGAGCGGGGTTTTGCGTTATTTCGTATTTGATTGCCTCAATTCAGGATTGTAATAACTCGCGTCCAAAAAAGAAGTTATAAAAGGTGACCCGTTATTATCAGATAAAATTATATGCCATTCTATAGGATTTGCTGTTGGATAATGCTGGGTAAACATCGCGCCAGATTCACCATTCCATTCCGCTGATGAAATTACCTCACCTTTCTCATTTTTTTCTATAGCTAAAGTTAAAATAAGCATATTATATTCATCTTTAGATGCTGGTGGTAATTCATTCTGAATTTCTAAAAAATTATTACCTTTAGTTTTAGCGGAGTTAATAGTTGATTTTCTTTCAATGCAATTTTTTCTAGTATTATTATTATCAATCAAGCATTCTAAATAATTAATTTCTATATTATTCAACCCATTATTAATAACAAAAATATGACTTTCCATAGGGTTATTTGCGTGCGCATAAGACCCTATCAATAAACTCATAGTTAAAATTAATATTTTTTTCATTTTTATTCCTCGTTAATAAAACCGCATCATAACTTTTTATTCGAATAATGCCACCCGAACAAAAACTGTAGTAAGAATTCTAAATTTAATAGGTTTTAAGTTTAACATTTAACCATTCGTAATTAATAATAACTTTTCGGGATTGACTCTATACTTTTTTAGTATAATAATCCTCGCATCAACTACCTACCCAGTATTTGAAATTTTTAACCAAGGAGAAAAAATGAACTTTTTAAATGCATGCACAAAAAACAAAATTGCTATAGATCGATTTTCGAGTTTTGTTAAAGAAGTTGTAGACGACGGTGCGCAAACATTTTCACGTTTATCACCAGGCGATAAGCAAGAGATTGTCGCTTATTTAATAAACGCCCTAGATGATAAATTCGAGTGGTTTGTTGAAAGCAAGCGCGCAGATGCGACGATGGTTAAATTTCTTAATATGCTGGTATCTTACGATTCATTCACTAAGCAAGATTTTATTGATGCAATAATAGAGCAAGCTATTGATTATTTCTCTGAGTTTTTAGATCAATATATTGCTGATCTCGCAGAAAAACGCCAACAAGAACAAGATGAAGAATATCACAATAGATATCCATTTCTCTTAGACCCAGAATATCAAAACGGCACCGACTACAAACGCTAAGGAGTTCACATGTATACATTAAAAGATTATGCGCCTTACTTTGAGAGAAAAGAAGAATTCAAACGGACGCTAGAAAATATTCAGCGTCAAGTTGATAAGTGGATACTTAGAATTGCAATTTTTATTTGTTTAATTGTTTTGATGTTTTAGAGGTGAGCCATGTCAAATGATTTAGTAATTATGCAACAAAAAGATATTGATATAGCAGGCAAGCTTGGGATCGATATAGATATTTATCGAGCATTGCGTTATAGCTTATTCCCCGATCGCTCAGTTCCTGAATATGCTTTTGGATTATACATGGCTGCATGCAAAGCTAAAAATTATGATCCATTAAAAAAACCATATCATATCGTTATGATCAACGTGAATATAAATGATAATAAAAAAGCCGAACCAGTTTGGGAAAAGCATCCTACAATCATGCCAGGAATAATTTCATATCGAATTGATGCGTCGCGCACTGGTACGTTTTTAGGAATGTCAGAAACTGAATATGGCCCGATCATTACAAAAAAATTTGTTGAGAAAACCGTTAGCTATCCTGAATGGGCGAAAGTAATAATTTATAAATTAGTAGGTGAAAGGGTTGTAGAAATTCCCGCAAAATTATACTGGGAGGAATGCTATGCCGCGGCAAAAAAAGGCAGCACTATTCCTAATGATATGTGGTCAAAACGACCTCGCGCACAACTAGAAAAATGTGTTCATGCCCATGCATTGAGATTAGGATTTTCTGAAGAAATCGGCGGGGTCATGACGCATGAAGAGATGGAAGGAAGGCAGTCAATGGATGATTTGCCAGTTGAAAAAGATATAACACCAGAAAAGAAACAGATTGAGCAAGTTCCTTTGTCTCAAAGCTTCACAGTTAATGAAGAAGAATTATTTAAGCACATAGACACGATAAACAATTGCGAAACTTCAGATACTTTAAAAAGCGCCTATATGGAAGCTATGAAATTTTCTAAAGGCGATAAATTGGCAGTAAATAAAGTCGTTGAAACAAAAAACGAACGAAAAAAATATCTCGATCAAGTCGCTAAGGTTTTAAAAGAAAATCCTCCTCCTACTCAAGATAACAAAGAATGGCTGGACGCTTATGATAGCGGAGAAAAGAAATTATGACTTTAGAAATATATGAAATCCCAAAACAATACAAAAATTTAATTAAACACATTCTTTCGTGTCAGACTAAAGAACAGTTTCAGACAGAAGTTAACCATGCTGATTTCGACTTCGACGAAAAGAATATTTTCATAGCTAAAACTATAAAAAATCTCGAAGCTGAAAGCGCTGCAATTGAAGCTGCGCGGGACGATATGATTGAACGTTTAAAACGTATTAATTCTCAGATTCAAACGCTGAGCGATTTTATTATTCAAGATATAGAAAAATCAGGACTACTTGACCCAATTAAATGTGCAGAATTTGAAATTAAGACGCGAAACAATCCTCCGGCTGTCGTGATTTTCGATGCGGATGCAATCCCTGATTGTTACAAAATTACTAAAGAAACAATAACAATAGATAAAAAAGCTATTGCAAAAGAAATCAAAGATGGTTTTGAAATAGATGGCGCAAAATTAGAACGTGGAAAAACATTAATAATTAAATAGATTATGAAAGTATCGTCCTGCTTGCGCGTGCAGGGGTGTCGGGGAAGTAGTGAAAAAGCACAGACACTAAAGCCGTCTGGTTAGTCCAGAATACTTTCACCAAATTATTACAACAGATCGAGGCGTGCGCGGCGCTAAGGGGTTTCAAACTCCTTGACCCCTCATTGGGTAGTGTGCGGCAGGTGAAAATCCGGCATCTGTTACCAAATTGGTATTAATAAATGAGCATTGGGAAAATATTAAAAGACGAAGATTTAAGTGAACGAAATTTAAAAATCATTCGCATTATGCACATAATTGGCGATCAAGCAGCAGGTCAAATATGGGATGAAGCAGCAAAGCATCTTAATAAGTTTACTCCAATGAGTGGAAATGAAGCGCTTTCATTTCTATCAACACTTGTTGGACACATTACAGCAAGATTAATTTGTTGCATGAAAGAACAAATAGCCGATCATGATGAAACTGGGTATGTCATTAATGATATACAAGAAACAATTTTTAATCTTGTTTCCGAGATGATAAGCACGAAGAAATTAAAGATTAAAGAAAGTCCGTTACCTAATGGTATTAAAAAATTAACTAAATATGGAGAGTAAAAATGGCAAGACCTAAAAAACAAAAACCAGAATTTCAATTGAGCGATTTAGCGAAAACATTAATTGAAAAGATGAATAGTTTTATAGTGAAAGAAGTAACGAAGTTAGACAAGAAATTGCAAAAGAAAGTTAAGTAAGAATCCGCCCTAAACCTGGGGTCATTAGTCCGCGCCGCACGGATGGAATAAATGCGGCAAACTTTATGACGCTTAGCTGTTTTATTCTTACCTGTCCTTACCATCCTGTGGCAGCTAGGCGTCTCCATTTAGAAAGGAATGAAAATGAAAGAGACAGATTTACAAAAAATGAGAGATGAATTTGGAAAAATTGAAGTATCTATATTGCGTTCCATTCAAATTGCTGCGGATTATTTCGACTGTGAGCATTTTTTAAGTACGATGATAACTATCAAAACAATGCATGCCCAAACTTTGAATATGGTAGTAGCAACAATTGACAACAACAGCGAGGTATTTAATCAAATTAAAGATTGTCTACAAAAAAATACTGCTACTTTCATAAAAGCGCACACTAAAATTCTCGAAGAAAGACTAAAAGAAAAATCGAAAACTATGCAATAAGGATAAATTATGGAAATTTACGAACAAGAACTTCACGGTCTACCTCTACACGAACAAATAGGATTAATACAGATATCAATTTTTAAATGCATTGGAGAGATGGCGAATAGTTTAGAACAAGAAGGTTTTTTACAACTTTTGAGAAAATTTAATCTGATGTATTCTCGAATTTTATGTGCATGTGTGCTCGCTACACAAGGAGAAAAACTAAAATTTTCAGAAACTAGACTGATGATTGAGTGCGAATTAAAACAATTTTTTAATTTTTTTGCAGAAGTAGTAGAAAAAAAACATAAAGAAAAATTAAAAGAAATGCAATAAGGAAAATATTATGTTTTTAACAGATGAAGAGTTAATAAGCATGACTGGATATAAGCAAACGGCTTCGCAAATCAAATGGTTAAGACATAATGGTTTTAAATTTTTTATTGGTGGAGACGGCAAGCCTAGAATACTTAAAATTCAAGTTGAACAAATTTTAGGAATATCAACAAGCAAACAAAAAAGAAGAGCCGAGCCAAATGAAGATGCACTTAATGCATTTATGGGTTTAAATTAATGCCAAGGTTGAGAAAAAAAGATAAGCATTTACCACCGCGTGTTTACTTCAAACATAATGCTTATCATTACGTCGATACAAAGAACAAATGGCACCGGCTTGGATCAACATTTACAGAAGCAATAGCCAATTGGGCGAAAAAAATTAATCCCGATTCAAAAAAAATAACAACAATGCATCATCTCTTTGACAGATACATGATTGAAATCGCTCCTGCAAAATCTGAAGCTAGTCATAAATCTAATTTAGCAAATATAAAGCCATTGAGAATTTGGTTTGGCGACATGCAGCCAGACGAGGTGACGCCTGTCGATATCTACAGATACCTTGATAAACGCGCATTAAAAGCGAAAGTAAGCGCTAACAGAGAGAAATCTCTATTAAGCCATGTCTTTACTATGGCTATTCGATGGGGCGTAGTCAGAGACAATCCCTGTCGAAATGTTAAACGTATAACAGAAAAGCCGAGGCGTCGTTACATAGAGAATCATGAATTTATAGCTTTGAGGTCAATAGCGCCTACCGTAATCCAACTTATGATGGATATTGCCTATTTAACAGGTCAGAGAATCGGAGACATCCTAAGAATTAAAATTTCTGATCTAACAGACGAGGGTATAAGAATTGAACAAAGTAAAACCGGGGTTAAGCTGCTAATTATGTGGACAGATCCATTGAGGGAGTGCGTTAATAAAATTAGAAGCCTTCCTAGGTCCGTAATTCATAGCTTCACATTATTTTGTAACAGGAGGGGGGCACCAATGACTTATGACAGCTTCTCTACTGTTTGGCAAAAGACAATGAAAAAAGCGCTAGAGAGAGGCTTAATCCAAGAATCATTTACGTTTCATGACATAAGAGCCAAGGCAGCAAGTGACGCAAAAAATCCTGAACATGCTAGTTCATTATTGGGCCATTCAAGCGTATATTTGACCGAGAAAACTTATATCAGAAATCATAAAAAAATAGTTCCGATAAAAGAAATATTAGACAAGTAATGGGGTTATTAGACAAGCCACCAGGGTTGATGGCTTCTAAGCCTTGATATTCGTGGGCCGTGTAGGGATCGAACCTACGACCTATTGATTAATAGTCGAATTATATTATCAAAAATAATATAAATCTAATCAATTATTTCAATATCTTTCAATGTATAATAAAAAGATTATTTATTAATCACACTGTTTATGTAAGATATTGATTGTTCGAACCGTATTAGACAAACTTTTTTAAGGAAAAATATGCTCGACGGACTGCAAAGTGACATGCTCGAAATCACGATTAGGGGATTAATTCTTAAGCTGCGACATAATAAAGTTGTAACATTCACATCGTTTCTATTTTTAATCATATCGATATTTTTTATACAAATACACCCCTCCTCTGTCTGGTATTATTTTTTCGCGGGATTTTTCTTAAACAAAATGCTAGCGCTAATAATCGAAAAATCTAGTCTAAAATTTAATCTTAATAAAATGCTTACAATATTAAAAAAACAAAATAATATTGTTTGACGTTTATCATCGAGATCAGTATGGAAAATAAAATTTTATTGGAAATTCACAATAAAGAAAGCATATCACTGCCATCTTTAACATTGTCTTTGCTCAACCTTTCACAACAGTTCGATAAATTTTTAGAAAGACAAGGGTTGGAAGCGTCAGAAAGAAGCGGCCTATATATAAAAACTATCAAATCAGGCTCTATTATAATTGAACTTGTTACATTGATAAATAATCAACCATTTACATTAATAGAGACTTTTAATACATGTTTTGATTTTCTTGGATATCTGAAAAAATCTTTTGATTATTTCTTGGTAGGGTCTAAAGAAAAGCCTGTTAATTATGATAAAAAAGATTTGCAGCAACTCTCCGAATGCTTAAGTCCAGTAGCTAATGATCCAGGCTCCACAATAAAATTTATAGCGCAAGATGGCGCTACTCAAAATATTAATATAACCATTAATTCAACAGAAGCAAATGCGATCCAAAATAAAATAAGAAAAGAGATTGACAACTTTGCCGAAGAAAAGCAATCGAAATACAATAAACAGCTATTAATTTGGTACCAAACAAGATTCGCCAAAGATTCAAAAACAGGTGATATGGCAATAATTGAAAATATTACTAAAAGACCAATCAAAGTAATTTTTGAAAATGATCAACTCAAACAAGATATAATTAATACTCAAGGATTTAGCAAATCTTGGCAAAATTTAGCATATATTGTTGATGTTGAAGCATTGTATATGAATGATAAACTCAGGCGATATAAAATAGTTAGATTTTATCCAGAAGAAACCTTCGATCCCGAAAATGAAAATTACGAGCTAACAATATGAGCATATTTAAGAACTTACTTCTATTCTCAGCAAGCGCTCTACTCTTAAGTATGGCTTACGTGATTTTTGAGGTTGGTCATGAAATTTCCAAGCCGATGACTTACGACATCGGCTCGGATTAAAATTTACCTAAATTTAATGATTTTCATGGCAACATTTGAAGGCTGCATGATATTGTGCGCACCGCCACCACCATTTGTAGTGGAACCAGTGCTAGTAAATGTATGCGACCCTACAGCGGCGCCGGTATTAACTGTTACTAGTCCTGACGCCGTTGGCGTACCATTTCCTGTCGTTTCAGTATCACTTACGGTTACGTTAAGATTTGGAACCTCACTAGTGCTCAATGTATGCGTTTCTTCACCGCCATATTGGCCTACCACAATGCCTGGACCAGAAATCGCCGCGCCACCAGAACCAATACTTACGCATCTTGAATAGTCCGGAACGTTAAATGTCGTCGAACCATCCCCATTCCCCCAATTGAAGAATGTTAATGTGCTTGCTCCTGACCCTGTTGCCGCGTTAGAAATGGTGATTGATGTACTATTTATAATAGATGCTACCGTTGTGCTAGCTGGAATGTTGGTACCTTCTAAAGGCTGACCTACATACATATTAGAGGTGCTGCTTAATCCTGTAATAGTAGTTGTAGTGTTCAATGTTCCACTCTGCGCAAATGAAATCGCAGACAACAAAGCTGCATAAGTTGTTCGGCTATACGCCGTCCCGTCGCATAATAAAAAGTCAGAAGGGGCAACCGTGCCTGCGAAATCTAGCATGGCTCCGATGGGCATAGAAGTATCAGAAACAGGATTTTGCAATTGCCAAACAGAACCATCATATTGAAATTGAGCTATCATCCCGGATTTTAATTCACCACCAACTAAAGGGCTTAATCCTGCGGATGTAACTAATTGAACCGATACCGCACCTAGTCCACTAACATTTAAAGTCGATGCGCCAGTATTTGTATTGGCGATTTTTACCCATGCTGTTGTGCCTGCAACCAATTGAGTATATGCGGGAGTGGCGGTCATCACATAGGCATTTGCACTTCCTGTGTCTAGCCCAAACAAAGGCTTTAATGCCTGCAAAGACGTATAAGATACTTTCTGAGTCAAAGATTCTGTAATAAACGGCGCCCCAGAATAAACGGAAATATTGCTATTTAAAATCTGAGTTGTACCAGAAGGAATCGCAATTACATACAAACCTACATAACCAGCGTCGGGGGTGGGAATGGTCGGAGACGTTGCAGATTTTAGTGAATAATAGATAGTATCCCAGCGTGTTTCAGGTGCGGTTTGATAAATAGCGTGTTCACGATCTAGTGGATTAAAATAAGGACGGTTAGTTACATCCGTGTCCGTCGTTAAAAAAGTTGCCTGCAAAAGGTAATTCGTCGTCCCCGATCCTGGCGCAGTAAAAGTTAAAGGCAGCCCGATTAAATTACCACGAGCGGTATTGTCAGACGTATTCCATTGTGTAGTTTGAATATATGGCTTAAATAATTTATCAGTTGTAGCCGTATCAGATGGAACAGAGCTATATGCTGTCGCATCCATTTCTTGAAAATTAAACATTACACCAGAGCCAATAAGGACTGACATGTTTGGCGATGTATTTTGAGTACATGGCAATCCAGAAACCAATGTAGCATTACTATTTGGATAACCTAATATTGCACTTGCAAGATAACTAGCATTTACCATGTTAAACAAATTAGAGTAAAGCACGTCTGTCTCAAATGGTGTTTCATTTGTATAAACTATTTTTCGACCGTTTCTAGAAAGTGACATACCAATTCCTTATACATAATTAATAATTATATGTTGCAATGTTCCCAATACTTTTGTGTTCTGTACGACTTGGTTTACATCCTCGAAAGTTACACTTGCATTTTCTAATGAAAAGCTCCCGTACCATCCTGAATTAACGGCTGAATAACCCATGTTAGGAATAAATGCAGACCAAGTTATATTAAATGAGGCGCCGGAACCTGAGCCTGTTGTGCTGTTCTGTAATAATGGATTAGATGGTAATGGTTCCTGATATACTCCTGCTTTATAAATTGTTGCAGAAGTTATAGCGCCGCTTGAAACAGTATTTACTTGCATAATAATAGGAGATGAAAACACACCACCCGCAAGCGTTATGAAATCTCCAACGTTATAACTTGAGCCGCCTGATGAAATTGAAAATGCTGAGGCATAGGAATTTAAATTGTATCCGGGATATTTTCCCATTCCTGTATATGAATCTAAAAATGCATAAACCCAGAATTGATATGGATAACTGAATGAGCCGTATGCTCCATACGTATTATAAGCAAGAGTTGCGGGCTGATGATAATAACCTTGATCGATGCCGCTTTGGGGTTCGATAATAACTGGAATATGCCTAGTTAATATGAATAACTTATTAATCATTGCCTGGCGCGTAGCGCCTTGTGGAGGTAAATTACCAAGAATTCTTTGGCGATAGGAACCGTCAGTTTCGTTAGGAAGTCTTGGTAAATTTGGGCCGAAATTATCCTGCGCTATTAAGTCTAGATTTATGTCAGTAGCGGTTTGAACTCTTAATTGAAGTTTGGCATATAAATATTGGTTATTATAATGAAAATATGCTGTTGTAGGAGTCTTAATACTTCTTGTAAAACCAACATAAGCAGCAAGCAAAGCATCTAAATTAGGGTGATCGGTACCGAACCATGGGGGTAGTTGGCTTATCAACCTATTATAAATATCATTCTGGTCACCGACTGCCATTTCTACCTCATGGATTTTGATAGGTTAATACAATAGTGCTTGGGTTGATCGTAGGGACTTGGAGTGAGGTTGATTCAAAGTCAATAGTGTCCCCATTTAATAAAACGGAGTCTCCTATTACATCAAGAATCAGTGGACTAGCATCATAAATTAACTGAAAAACTCGGCTAAAATACCATGTTCCGCCGATAGGCAAAGTCGCCAAAAAGTTCTGTACATTCTGTTTCAAATTTGCAGTAATTTGATTCTGCTGTGCTGTTGTAGTTCCTGCCGGAACATAAACTGTGGCTGTAAGACCTGAGCATAAATTTGCAGTGGCTTTATCTACATTCCACTGTATAGCTAATCCTCTTGTGCTAGATACAGCATTTTGCACATTTGCTTTAACATTATCAGGAATGGTCCCCAGGCCATTATCGATAACAACATAAAAATAACCTAGCTGTGTAGCACCTGATTCATTTTGATTTTCAACAATAGTGTATCGCGTTACACCCGCAACATTAGCAACTGCTGAGGCAATAGCTGAATACGTTGCTTTTGATAATCCAGCCAAATAAAGAGGGAATCCAGCTATAGCTTGCGCATCGCTTGCAATATTTGCGCCATTCGTGAAATCGGAGCCATTTGTGACAGAGTTAACATTCACAAGCGCGGAATTGATCGTATCAATTTGTCCTGCTAATACATTTCCAATCGTCCCGGCAGTGTTGCATTGAACTGGCACTGTCACTGACGAAATTCCGGTATTAATTAAATAACTATTTGTAGTGGGATCATACGCTGGGTTTGTTGTATCAATATAAGTTGTGAAAACGACATTTTTTAATGAAGATGCGCTAACCAGCGTTGTGCTTGCCGGAATATACGAAATGGATGTAGTTATTGTTCTCGAAAATGTAACGCTTCCCGTTGCTTGGGAGGCAGGTTTGCGTGTATTTCCATAAGCATTGATAAAAGTATCAACTTCATTTCCAGAGGATGTTTGTAAACGAGCAGCCGCCAAAAGAGACGAAATCAAGGCTTGAATCCAAATTGAATTTCCAGCGTTGCTTTCGATAATTGCTTTTAAGACCGATCCATCTTGGAAATCAACTAAGTCAGTAGAAGAGCTAAGGATTGCAGCAGCTTGATTATCAACTAGATCTTGAAACGATTGTAATGGTAATGGCATGTTTAAGTACCCAAATCAAAATTTAATACAATGGGGTTTTGAGTAGGATTTTCTGTATAGTTGATTTGTACAGCGATCGCATTACCAATATTTTGAATAGTAATAACTGGCGGAGGCGTTTGCGATACCGACTGTTCATTGAACATATTTGAGAGAATTAATGATTTAATTTGGTCATAATTATCTGAAGAAAGAGGTTGACCAACGAAACTTGACAGTCCCGCCCCATACTCTATGTGCCATATATAGGAATTTATCGCCGTTAAAAGCCTTCTTAATACTCTTTGCTGGCTTCTTTGAGCGCCGCTTACCAATCCTAGATCACCATTTGCGGCAGATTGAATATCTTGACCGAATTTGTGATTCACGTCGTATAAGATTTGGGGGGTGCTCTGCGATTGCATAACTCTCTTCCCTGAATAACATTGTTTTATTTTAACCCAATGTTATACATGGAACAATATATAAATCAAACTGATATAGATTAAAGTTAGAGTATTACTTTAACTAATTACCTAATACATTAGTGCTCAAATCTGACCCAGACATTTGCTCAATCGGCGCGCTAGTAATACCCCCACCTGATGGCGCCGTATGCGTATGACTATTATAAACTGACATCGCAGCACCATTTAAAAACCCACTTAGAGCCGAACCCAAATCGCCCAAGCTAATAGTGCCTCCGATATTTACAGCTGGCGCAGTGATATCAATTTCATTGGTAGAATTAATTGAAACTTTACCGTTATTCGTCATCTTGATATATGACCCTGTTTCATGCACAAGCCACATCTCACCGGAAGGAACCGCCAAGTTATTATCTAATTGGAAAAATCGCATTGTTGCTACTGCATTCTGAAAACTGCCTTCTTGATATTCGATTGCAACAGTATCTCCAATGTTTGGAGGTGCGAAAAACCCCCAGCCATTACCTACCCACGGACTGCCTAAAGGAATCCATCCAGTAAAAGTCGGTTGCGAGGCGGGATTGTTAGGATCGGCTGGATAGAGTTCACAATTTACATAATAATTATTTTCATCATATGCGACGATGGTCCCTAATGCAGTTTGCGCTCTGGCATTATTCGCAAGACTAGCTTGTAGCTTCATTATGTTTAAGAACTTTTCCATTTTAACTACCCTGAAAAATTGAATCTGAACTGATATTTTTAAAAACGATGGATTGAAAGCATGTAGCTGCATTGAAATGACGCGTGACTAAATCTAAATAATAAATTTGGTCAAAAGCGGTATTTGTACCTTTTACCTGTATTTGAGAACCTTTTATCAAAGTAGTATCTAAGGGCATTGTTCCTGACATAACTATTTCTTGAAGTGTTATATTTTGGGCTAAGGTATTAGCCTGTTGCTGAGCTTGCTCTTGCGTTAAGCCTGCAAAGATAAAGTTATAAGTTTGTGTTGTCCCACCAGGCGCCGGTAGATTAGCCGTACCTCTTGGACGCCTCACATATTTCGCTGATTTAGTGAATGATTTACCCGTTTGTGGATTAGTAGGCACAACTACATTAATAATCACGTCTTTCGCTAGTGTGAGCGACCTTTTAAAATGCAAATCCATTCCTGGAAAAGTTGGGAAACCCCCAGGCGATTGCGGAGGCTGAAAATTAATAACATACGGGTTGGGTTGATTAATAGGCGCAGGCTGAAAATAGAGGGTTTGATCTATTACATAAACAACATATCCCGATTGTTGCGCCAAGAAAGTTAACAAATCCCATTCTGTAATTTGTTTAATAGAAAGATTCTGAGCATTGGATATAAAATTTTTGAAATATCTACCCACATTTCCACTTGTAGGTGTTACTTGAGCACTCAATCCGCGTGATTCAGCTATTTTGGTTACGATTGATGAAGCAGTTTGATTCGAATAAAGACTAGTAATTTTATTATCAATAAATTTTGACGTTAAGTCTCTTCCTGACAACGTCACTCTTGCGCTAACTGGGTCAATATCCATTAGATCAACCGTTCCGGTCATAAATGGAGTCAAGTCACCAATATTATAAGCATTGGGATTTGCGGGAAATCCAATATAAATTCTCACTGTTAAATCGGTAATTGCTGACCAATATTGTAGATTCAAAATAGGATTTTGCCCATAAAGCGGAATAGTGACAGTGTAATTATCTGCGATGTAAAAAGTTGTTGTTTGAACCTGTAGATCTTCCCAGAGAACGGGGATGTTATTTTGTCCATCATTTAAAACAACGATGGCTCTAGGCTGTCTTAATTGTCCTGCAAATGGCGAGTTATTAAAAGGACTAATAGCAGAACTTAACATTAAACAACCTCCAATATTCCCGCTTGGTCTACTGTAGATTGTGGGATTACGATATTTAGAAAGAGCGAAACACTCATAGCAATACTTGTATAAGATGGCAACGTAATTAAATTACCAATTGCCAATGCCCCGGGTATTTTTGCAGCTAGATTAGCTGCGACAGACTGCAAGGTATCTAGTTCTTGTGTGATGTAAACGTACTTAACGGGAGTTCCCGAGAGAATAAAGGTTAAATCTACCTCTACACTTTGGCCAGCAGTAACAAAACCACCTAAAGTTAAGAAGATAGTATTTGTCAGCGTCATTGTAATTGTAGGCTGCACGACAGGGTCAGTTAAACCATTTGCTTCAGCAATAGTTGTCCAGAGCGTTGCATCCCCGTAATATTGCGCAGCTAATTGAAAAAGGTTTGCATTTGAAACTTGGATAATTTGCCCAGCAGCTCCTTGCTCAATTAAATAAATATTCGTTTGCATGTTGGTTAGCAATGATTGCATCAAATATAAATTATTCAGTTGTTCTAAATTTTGCGCTTGAAGGTTCATTGCTTCACTCATGAAAACACCCCTGAGTTAACCGAGCTAATTACAGATGCAATCGTTGATTGTGCGCTTTCTATAGAGCTGACCAACGGTATCAACTGTGTAGGAGTCGCATCTTGGACGGATGGAATATTATTTAAAGCGGATGCAACCAATGCCATTGCGCTCGTGATTGATGGGTTTTTAATTAATAATGCTAAATCATTTAACTGGGTCATTGCCGCTATGATTGCATCGTTATATCCCACTGGCAAAAGAATAGGTAATGGATTATTTAAGTTCTGAATAACAGTGCACGTAATGGAATATGGTATTTGATAGCTTCTTTCAAAATTCGCACGAAAACTTTTTATGACCACAAGATAATTAAATATGCCCCAAGTTAATGGAAGCTGGGCGCCAATCATACGCATATTATCTAAATATTGCGCTCTGAATGATGCGGTGCTTTCGAACATCAAACCAGACCAGGAAATGTCATCATCAATACGACCCATAGCATCAATAACACGCTGACCGCCTACAAGCTGTTTTACTGCTAATGCCTGCTCACCGCCAAAATTAATGCGCTCAGGAATTTCAAAATTAGCAAATGTCACATTTCCTAACGTTAAAAAAGTTGTCATTGACCTTGCCATCCTAAATGATTTACTCCTGGATAGACTGGAGCGGTTAATGTGTTGACGCCCGAGGTTCCGTGCTGCACGTAGGATTGAATAGATGAACCAGCGCCCGACCAAAAGACACTTCCTACTTTCCGAGAATCCAAATAAACATGTCCTGACATCTGATTATTTCCAGCAGATGGCTTAGGTGGCGCGACATTTGAACCCCATCCCCCCATTAATTTAGAACCTAGATACCCTACAGGTGTAATATTAACGAGATTAGTCGCCATATCTTTTAAACCACCTTTTATGTCACCGCTATTTAATTTTGTAATCATTTTCGCGAGATTTTCAAACGATTGAGATATAGCATTCAAAGTTTTGATAACAAGAGGACTAGATAGTTTTCCTATTGAATCTGAAAGCGTATCAAAAGCCTTGCTAAGTCTAAGCACTGCAAATCCTTGCTGCTCAGGACCTTGGGTCATTGAAAGTCGTTTTAACTCATCTCCACCCATCGCATGACCAGCAAGCGCTCGAGATCTATCAATTTTTTCCATATTTTTAAACATCAACAGCATGAATTGCCCAAATGTTCTTGGTAAGTCGGCCATGGTTTCTGTTTGAATACCGCCGGGTGATGTAATTCCCTTTCTAGCTAATGCTGGCAACCAGAAATTTTTCAAAAATAAGAAAGGATCAGTTTGTAATGTATCTAGCGCAGAAGCATTCACGCGATTTGATTTATTATCCCACAATCCCAAAGCTTTTAAGCGATCAACTTTATATCTAGCAAAATGAGAAATTTGTGGATTACTTAAAGACAAAATTCCTGTTGTTAATGCTGTCCCTGTTCTGGATGCTCCGAGTTCTTGCAACATAGGCTCCATTGCTAAATAGCCTAAAGGAGATAATCTCGACATAGAGCCCGCTGCTTGGCGGAAGAAAGTACGTTGCTCTTGAGGCATAATCGTACCGCCAGAAGTCGCCATCATTTGCAAAGCAACAGTCAGCCAATTAGCCATGTTTTGAGTATTAGATCCACCTGCTAATTCTGACACCCTTATCAAATCTTGCTGTTGCTTATGAGTCATGCCGCCATAAATAACATTTGCTGACATTTTCCCTTGGGCAAGAATAGGCGCTAATATTTTTGCTTGATTAAAGTTTCGTGTTGCCATCTGCGCATCAACAATGGCTTGGATCATATCCACTTGTGATATGCCGGGTCTAACTTGATTTGCAATAGCATTCGCTTCTGCAATTTGATTGCCTGTGAATCCTTGCGCTCTTAATTGCAGAATGCTGCGTTGATATTCTGACTCTTGCTTAAATCCATGTATTCCAAGTGCTGCTGCACCTGCCCCAGCCATAAATAATGGATTGGTGAGACCAAGTCCGCTTGCAGCACCCAATAGGAATTTATTGCTACCACCTGATGCCATCGCTCCTGATTTAAGGCTTGAGCCTCTCATCATGCCCATTGCTTTAGAGGATAAACCGCTTTGTACAGCAACGGCGTTTAAGCTTGCTGCAAAACTATTTGCTCTACTTGTTGCAGAAGCCATCCT